AGGCTCTGGTGAAGGATCAATTTCCTCCTCCTCATCTTCAGACTGTTTTAAAATATATGCTAAACCTCTTTGTCGATTAATATCAATAAACTTAGATAACCAGAAGTCAGGCATCTCAAATAAATCAACTTGTTTTTGAACGTTCTTCTCTACAAATTCTGTAGGTTGAGTGTTATCAATAGGAGTCTTATGTTTCTTTTTCCAATCAATACGTTTAGGGCCAAGTAGACCACTATGTGTTGGAGGATATGAAGGATGATTAATACTCCTACCTTGGTCATACTTCAGGAATTTTTGAACAGCACTTTCTTCATGCTCTTCTTTTTTATTCCCTGTCTTTTTATTGTTGGTTCTTTGATCCCAATAAGCACCACGTTTTAATGAGTCACCTTGGGCATTTAACCCTGAACCATAACCTGAAGCCATATCTTTTTTTAGTTTTCTGTTTTTACTGCGTGGAATAGTAGGTTTGGTTCCTTCTTGCTGACCACCTCGTCCCCAACCACCCATACCTTTTCGATAGCGGAAACCTTGTTGACGTTCTTCTTCAGCAGCATCTTCGTGTTTATTACTGTCTGTAGAACCACGAGGATTAGTTAACCATCCTTTTTTTGTATAGCCTGAAGCATAAGCAGCTTGAGCAACTTCTTCGGCCTTCTTCTTAGAATTGAATGGGCCTTGTCCACCCCAATACCATTTACCATCCTTTTTTCGGACTGGCATATTAAATATCCTCGGTAATATCTAGTACTGCTGGTGTATTGTCAATAGGAGTCTTAGGACGTTCTGGTCTAGTAGTATTGAAAGTAGCTTTTTCAATGGCTAAAACACCGTTCATTCCTAGATCAGCTACGTAATCTACACCATTTTGTAGAAACCATAATTTAGTACCGTCAGCACTTACCTCTTTAACAACTGGACTAGAAAATCCTTTTTGCATTAAGTCTCCCATCCATGTTTTATTCATAGCCCCGCCAACTTCTTTATATCCAAATTGACGATTCTCTGCTTTCTTGGCTCGTGCCTCTGCATATTCATCAATATCACGTTCTTCATTAGGAGCTTTATCATGCCAGTCAGGAGTTCGTCCTGCGGTACGACCTTCAAACTTCCCATCAGCTTTAAGCATTGCCTGAATAGGAGTTGCTCCCTCATCACCCGGAGGAGCAGGAAGACCTTCCTCACCGCCTCCCATTTGCTGTTCCTGCATTTGCTGTTGAGCTTGAGCCATTTGATATTGCTGTTCCTGTTGAGCCAATTGCATAGCTTGTTGTTCAGCTTGCATTTGAGCAGCTGGAACCATATCGCCACTAATAATAAATTCGGCATCTTCCATTGGAACGCCTTCTTCTTTTAATGTAAACATAAAGCCTAGTTGAGACATGGTTTGCATTACTTGCGACCTTTGCTGAATAAAACTAATCTTAGTAGCTTCAGCTTTCTCTTCAGGGTTTGGTAGTTCTAATGTCCAATCAGTTACGCCGAATGCGTCCAATAAAGCAGGAATAACTTTTTGATGTATTAATCGTTGATCTGATTCAACAACACGACTCATAACAACTAATTGTTGAGTCTGTGTCGATAAGCCCCCAAATGCTTCAGGTGCGCCTTGCCATGCAGGAGTTACACCCCACATAGCTGCGATACGTTCTCGTATTTCTTCTCTTACAGGAAGATAATCCATTTCTTGTAGTGTATGGAAAAGTCGTACAAGGTCTACTCGACCTCTTTGACTTCTAGCTGAAACAGCTACCATTGGAATAAAGTTAGGGTCTATACGAGTTTGGGCTGCTATATGCTCTCTTTCTCTACGTAGACTCTCAGGATCATCAGTTGTTACCATAATCATGGAAGCGGGCATTTTCCTTTCAAAGAAATAACGGTATAGATTTTTATCCATACCAATAAGAGTTAATCCTTTTTCAAAAACCGTAAGGATCGGACTCCAACCATAAGTTTCCGAAGGAGAGAATTTAGATACATGTATAACTTCGTGTTCCAACATATACATGTGTTGATTTCTATGATAGTACTTATACATGACTGCTTGCATCTCTCTCTTACAACCACCTTCTTCGCATGTTCCCGGCCCTTCTGAGAGTTCTTCTCTATGGATTGGGCATATAAAATGTGCGTTTTTAGGTAAGCCAGCCGTGTCAAGGTCGAATTCGACCAAAGCTGGATTGAGTCGTCTGATCTCTTTAACTTTGGATCGGAGGACATCTCCATCACTATAATACTCCTTAGCTAAATATAAAAACGCATCGTCTATCGAGTTTAAATCAAAATGGAATTGTCTCATAACTTCTTCAAAACTTTGAGAGAAGATATTACAATTCTTCAGAAATTTTTCAAGTGCCTCTTTTGTTTCAGTTTCAGGATTATCTGTTAAAGCTTTCCATTCTAAGCCTCTCCTAAAAACCTCATTTGTAATATGGTTTAAAGGTGATCGTATTTCCTGTACTGACATAACAATAGTCTGTAAGTCCATAACTAATTGTTGTCGATAAGCCATTTGATGGCGTACCCAAGTATTGACCACATGATCAAGTCCTATACTTGGAGCCGATCCAGTTTCAGCACCACTAGCACCTTTCATTAACTGCATCATATCAATCTGTTGATTCAGATTAGTTAATTGTTGTGCTAGTTGTGGCACTTCTGGTAAATATTCTGATAATTTCATATATTTTATTCCCTACCTAAATTAGTCATATCCGCCATAGATACTAGTTTAAGAATTGAATTCATAGCTTTCTCTTTTAATTCATATTCTTCAGATCGTGGCTCCCTGATAATCTCAGGATTTTTTGTATTAAGTTCTGCGGCTTCTAATTTTACTCGTAAATCTTGAATTTCTGCATCTTTTTCAGTAACCATTGCATTATATTCTTCTTCGTTACCAAAGTTTGCATTCGCTAAAATTCCTGTCCGTGCCGCCTCTTTTACGATTGATATAAATTCACCTTCTGTTAGAATTTTAACTGCCTCAGTTTCATCATCAATTTCATCTTCAGGTTGTAAAGACTTTAAATCCTCGTGCCACGTATCTAATATACGCCACGTATTTGTAAGATCGTCTTTAACCGCTACATATTGTACTTCTCTATCTCTTAACATATTTCCTATCATTATTCTACTCCTTATTTTCTATTCTAAAGCTGCTGCTAGTTTCTGTGGGCTAAATCCCACTATCGTATCTCCTCCTATAACCACTACTGGTGTTACTCTATAACCCATTTGTACTAATCTATCTGCATATTCTACATTCTCTGAGATATTATACTCTGTAAAAGAGTGTCCCTTGCTTTTTAACCAAGACTTGGTTGCCATACACGGGCCTCAACCATTAGATGTGAATATTGTTATATCTGCCATTATGTCTCCTTTCGTTGTTTGCGTTCACATACGTAGCATACTCTACGTTCTTTCTTTACGTGTAGTTTAACACCACACTTACACTTTGTCCAGTTCCTTCTAGCCATTTAATCCCTCCATTACAATAACGCCTACTAATAATAAGATTGCGATGAGGACTGTCGATTGTATTAGCAGCCCCCATAAATCTGAATTTTTTGGCTCCATTGTGTCACCTTTATTCGTTAGTCACCGTCTCAGTTGGTGCTGCAATAGTTACCTCAACGTTATCAGAAACGTTCCAGTTGGCTGCTGTGACACTTTCGGCAATTTTAAATTCCTTAGTAGCAAATCCATCAGCCGCACCAGCATTACCGCCTCCTCCTATCTCATTAAGTTTAATAGTTAATGTGCCGATTTTCATCCGGTCAAATACACATGCGCCCCCTTCAGTAAATAAATTTGAAAGGGTTAGTTTATCTATTTTCCCATTTTTCGATGAGGTTGGGGCATCGATATGTATTCTATCATATGATCCGCCCGAAGTCACCATCGCTTCAGCCTGATGATGTCCACCACCGACTGCTCTCATTCTTGAGGTTCCCGGTGATTGATTAATCGACTGCCCGTCTGAGGCGTTTCCAATTACGTTAATCGTATGCGCCGTAATATTATCGAAATACATAAACGTACATCTCGACTTCTCGATCAGTAATTCGCCCACCTCTAGAAAAGTGGGAACTGCATTCTCTCCAGTTACTACTGTTCCTCCAATTAATACTGCTGTAGCCGCAGCCGCAGTACCACCAGCAGAAGTATGTGCTGATGAAGGTATCGCAGACCCGGTATAAACCGTACCTACTGTTACATTTTCAATCTTAATCTCCCTTACAGGAGTGTCCGTTAAAACTATTCTTAACGTATTATCTTCTTTGTTTTCTTTTCTCCATGCCATTGTTTGTTCCAATGTAGGAGAAGGATTCAGAGCAGGAGCAGCGTATATTCCACTATCTCCATTTGTGAAACTTCTGTCCGCTAAAACCGTCTCATTCACAACGACTCCAGTACCCGCCGTACCACCAAGTGCTAACAAGCCTATAGCCATTTGTGGACTTAATCCCATCATTCTCAAGAAAGAATAAGGAGACATTACAATTTTAAAGGCTGTTTTCCATTTCGCTGATTCAGAATTTAAATATTCTATCTTAACCAGCAGCCAGTTTCTCCAGACTGTTATTTTTCGATACGCTTTAATTGGTGATCTTACAATAACCATTGGTGTAGCTTTAATAGTCTTCCACCACGCTTTAAAATTACCTACGTGCAATAATAATCCAAGAACAATTAAACCTGACGATGCAGAAATTGTAGGTATTATATTTGCCTGTAAATAAATAACAAAATCAAATAATTTATTCGCTATACTAAGCTGTATATAAGGGGCAAGTGTCGGAATCGGATTAATGTATGAACATATTAATCCAAAACTCCCCATTAATACTAATAATGCTGTATTTACCACTCCCAATGTTTTAGTCATCTGCTTAACAGGTATCTTTACTTTTGGTAGGGTAATGTTTGGCGAGCTAAAACTAATCTTAAGTAACTTAATAGTCGGTATTTTAATTTCAGGTATTGCTATAACTGATAAAATACTCTTTAAAAACCGTTGTATCATGTTCTCACCTCGCTTTCAGTACTAGGAATAGATAAATTCCCTATTTTATTATACTAGATAACTCAGAATTATGCAATTTCACAGGCACTCCAGTCACAAGATAAACACTTATGACAACCACTCTCATAAATAATCTTTGGGTTTTCGCAACAATCAAATGTTACATCCTCATTTTTAATCCCTTTCACAAGAATTTCTTTCTCTCGACTTCCAGCCCTATAAACAGTAATACCTTTACATTCTGTTTTCCATGCCAACATATACGTATCCCATACATCCTGTACTGTTGCATCATTAGGCATATTAATAGTTTTAGATATACCTGAATCAACATATGATTGAAAAGCTGCTTGCATTAAAACATGTTCTTCAGGAAGTAATTCTGGTGATGTAATATAAATCTCCTTTATATCATTCGGAACATCAGTTCGATCCTGCAAACTACCACCCTCAGCTAAATACGTCATAAGGTCTTCAGAATAGAATTCACGATCTTTAGCTTCTTGTTCAAAGTATTTATTAACGTACGTTAAAGTTTGAGCTTCTCCAGTTTCCTCTTTTAAAATATTCTGTTTTCTCCACGCTAAGGCAAAAGTGGGTTCAATACCTGATGAACAATCTGCTAACATGGAAATGGTTCCCGTTGGTGCAACAGTCATGCGACAAGCATTTCTATATGTTTCAGTTACATGATCAAAAGAACTTTGTTCCCATGCAGGAAAAGTTCCCCGTCTTGCTGCAAGATCAAGAGATGCTAGATCAGCTTCTTGTGTTATGAATTGTATGAGTATCCCTGCGATCTTTCGTGCATCTTCACTATTATAAGACACTCTTAATTGTATAAGTAAGTCAGCAAATCCCATAATTCCCACCCCAATTTTCCGTGTCGATTTGGTCATCTGTTCAATTTCAGGGGTGGCATAATAATTTGCATCAATTACATTATCTAAAAAGTTAGTAGCTAATTTTGTAACTTTAGCTAATCGTTGCCAGTTGATGTGTTCTTCCCATGATGTATCTATATTCTCCGACACAAGTCCCGATGCGTCATAGCTAGGTACTGATCTATAGAATTTAGCTACATTAATTGATCCTAAATTACAGGACTCGTTTCCAAGAAGTGGTTGTTCACCACACGGATTAGTTGCAATCATTTCTCCATATTGTTCTGAAACTTTATTATCTTTATTAACTTCGTCTAAGAAAATCATTCCGGGTTCTCCGTTCCTCCACGCCCCCTCAACAATTTTTGTAAATACGTATCGAGCTGATAACATATCAACTAGATGATTAGTGTGTGGATCAATTAATCCATACGACAT